ATTCAGTCTGGGTTTTATGTATGCCAACGGTTATGGTGTTCCAAAGGACGATCAAGCCGCAGTGCAGTGGTATCGCCTTGCGGCAGAGCAAGGGCATGCCAAAGCGCAATCTAATCTGGGTGTGATGTACGAAAAAGGTCGAGGTGTTCCACAGGCAGAAGCTCACTGACGAGACCTCTTGGTAGTGGTCGAAACGCCCATGAGGTGGGCGTATGAGTAACCAAAATACGACAATGGAAAGGATTAAAAAAATGAAAATGATAGACATGACTCCCACATGGGAGGCCGCAGTACACATCCATTGCATGGTACTGGAGAATCCCGATGCTGACCCACGAGTTAAGGGGGATGCTCGTGCTGAACTGCTTCGCTTGGCTCAGTATGTAGATAAATTGAAACAACAAACAAAGGAGGCAACAGAATGCCGTTAGATATCAACCTAGTTCCCTCAAACAAGGCAGTAGATGCCTTAGTTAAGAAGGCTCTAGCCGCTCTTGTTATAGCGGAGAAAGAAATGCATGACACCGGGGACTATGACCACACATGGTTAGACGAGGCCACGGATAAAATTACTGGGGCAAGGAGAACGCTAGAGTTATTCTTGTACAGTAGGACTAAGCAGAGGGGTTGACATCCCTTTAATTTAAGCGTAGTATTGTAGCTACACAAATATCATTTAATACTTGGAGCAACACACATGAGTTCATATATTAACTTCGACCATATGCCTACATTAGAAGAGCTTGATCCGAGCTTGTGCTACACACCAGTGCGTCGGCCTCTAGTACAGATGGGAGGTGCAGTAGATGGTGTATACACCAAGGACGGTAGGGCTTTGATTCTTCCTGATCTGCTAGTCAAAGATAAGTTTGTCTTGATTAACCCTGATGAGAGCACAATGCCTTGCACTGCCATAGCAGTAGTGGGTAAGAACCACGGGTCACAACCCCTGCCTGTCCTATGGGATGCCGCCATCGAAGGGGTACGTTGCTCAGGCATCGACACCTCCCGCATGAAGGCACAGATCACAGTGGGGCAGAACAGTGCATCTTACTGTGCTGATTTGATATTCGAGAACTATACATACGAGCCTGTCGTCGGTGATATACATGCAATGCGTTTCCGCATCTGTGATTCACATGATATGACGTTCAAGTACTCAATCGAGTGCGCTTTGTTTCGCTACTGGTGTAGCAATGGATGCTCAAGTGTCGCTGAGAATCTCAGTGTGCATAAGAAGCATACGACTAAGGCAGACCCAGAAGAATTGGGGGCTGTCATTGCTGAGTTCCCTGCCCGATTGCAGAATGAGGCTGACCTATACAGCAAGATGGTTGAGACACCAGTGAGTAAGGTAAGGGCACTGGACTACGTACGTGAGAACATTGCGGTACGTACGGTAGCTTCTGGCATCAAGGTTAATGAGAAGATGCTTGAGCGGTACGCTGAAGTGTGGAACATGTATAAGAATCTTGGGGACACAGGCTATCGCCTATTCAATGTGGTGACGCACATAGGTACACACCTTGAGTCCATGAATGCAGACACAAACATGGCACGTAAGAAGCAGATCATGGCACAGCAGGCACAGGAAGCAGTGCAGTCTAATGCCTTTAGGAAACTGGTAGGTCTAGCGGCCTAGTAATACCGTTAATGTGACAAGGTGCTATAAGAGATATATAGAAACCTGTCACTTTAAGGGGGGGTAAGTCTCGGATCTCCGAGACATGCCCGCATGAAGTATGAGTACGTACAAGATAAGAGAGAGAGAGAGCTAACCATGAAAAAGTATGTCGTGTATTCCCATCAAGGGGGTATCTCACTAAATGGCCGACAGTACCTACTCAACAGTAACGACGAACTGTTGAGATTTGAATCTCCAACCGCTGTCATGGATTACTTAGCGCCTCATGGAATAAAAGCCACTACTAAAGATGATCTTGAAACACACGGGATCTGGATAACAGAGGACGAATCAGGGGAAATACACAATGACTGATCTAAATGAAATGGCTACCGAGCATAGGAAGAGTGATACAAGTTTGATGAATTTCATATCGAATCATGTTACCAGTGTCACCAGACCTACGGGATCTTCCTCATGGGTAGCTACGAGTCGGGACTACATAGGGTATGGTGACTCCATACGTGAGTGCCTCCAAGATTTATATAACCGTGAGGTACTAGGGCATGGCGTTTAGGAAAGGGACGGATCACTTCCGAGCGAAGCTATCTGAGGATGACATCCACCTCATTAGAACAATGAAGGAAGATGGTCAGCGTATTAGAGCGATAGCTAAATGGTTTGATGTGTCGCATCACTGCATACACCAGATCACAACAGGTAAAACGTGGAAACATGTGAGGTAATTGACATGCCTAAAGTAATAAAAACATTCTCTGACTTGGTTGATTACTGGTTAACTACCAATGAATACAATGGCTTAGAGGATAAAACTAAAACTCAGTACAGGTATCTGCTGTCGTTAGCAGTCAGCGCCCTACCTACACAAGTGGGTGTTGCCAGCATCACTGGCACGGTAGCCAACGCTGCGTTCGATACGATCTGTAATGAAAAGAGCGCGACCCTAGCCAACAGAGTTCTGTCTGTGTGCAGAAGAGTATATGCACATGCCGCACGTAGAGACATAGCAGATGTCAATCCATGGCGTAAGGTACGATCAAAGAAAGAGCCTGCGAGGCGTGTCGTATGGTCACGGGAAAACGTCACTGCATTTTTGGACGTGGCATACAGTGAATGGAGGACACGATCAATAGGACTGATAGCACAGATGTGTTACGAATGGTGTCAACGTGTGGGTGACATGCGTACCTTGACATGGGACTCGATCAACTTTGAGGAGAAGTACGTTAAGTTGGTACAATCTAAGCGAAGAGCACAGGTCAAGATCCCTATCAGTGAGAATCTAATGGCTATGCTTTTAGAACAGAAGGCTGCCTTAGATTTTCAGCCATTGGTTGCGCCTAACGTTGTAGATAATATGAAAGCGTACAGCCTGTATCGCGTGTCGGGGTGGGTCAATAGGGTGAAGGAGGAGGCGGGGCTACCCCATACACTTAGGCTTGCCGACCTACGTAGGACAGGCACAACAGAGATGTGTGAGGCTGGAGTATCTATGCCTCAGATTATGGCTGTGACCGGACACAGCACTCCTGCTAGCGTTGTACCGTACATGAAAAATACCTTGCTTAGCTCCACTGAAGCATGTACGCTCCGCTCTGCTCACACCGGCAAAAGTACATATAAGGATCTCGCATGATTAAGATATCCGATTTTCTGGATGGCTTAGGCTTGTCGGAACAGCAGACCTATCGAGGAGACTGTCCCCTGTGCCGAGGTAAGAACACCTTCACGGTGACAAGTGAGTATGGACACAAGCTATACAACTGCTACAAAAATACATGCAAGATTTCTGGTGTTCATCACCACCTCATGGACAAAGATGGAATAGAGCGAGCACTTGCCCGCCTAGCGGGTAAGGATAGGCAAGGGGAGGCATCCAATCAACAGGATCTATGTCCCTATGTGAAGCCTCCCTACCTTGTACCCTATCACACGATAGAAAATACAATAGATCCTACGTTCTTAGATAGGTATGGCATCAGCCCAAGGAAAGTTTTCTATGATGTTAGGCAAGATCGTGTGGTATTTCCTGTACTCACAGAGAGTAATGTTCTTGTCGATGCAGTAGGCAGGTCGCTTACAGGCAGGCAACCCAAGTGGCTACGCTATGCCGCATCTCCTATGCCATATACACAAGGGGATGTGAACAGTACAGATGTTGTTGTTGTAGTTGAGGATGCCATCAGTGCTTATGTTGTAAGCAATCTGTTTACCGCAGGTAAGGTCTGTGGCTTAGCGTTGCTAGGTACACAACTCACACAGTTTCATAAGGACTACATAGAAAAGCACTGGGACAATGTGATCATTGCTCTTGATGCGGATGCCCTAGACAAAACAATTAAGATGTCGCATGAACTGAACTGCAAAGCTGTATACCTATATGACGACATCAAATATAAGAGAGAGGATGACATAGCTAAGCTATCGGAGTTAGTATATGGGTAACAAGAAATGTAATTACTGTTACGGGATGCTCCTTACGTGTGCTCACTGTGGCAAAGATGCCCTCACTAAGGATGGTGGTGACTACTGCTGTGCTCAGTGTTGGTTAAAGAGAAACAAGCGAATCAGGGATGAGGTCTCTGCATTCTTAGATAAAAAGGATAAGCATGCCGGGGAATAAAGATGCGACAAAATGGACGCGGGACAGAATCGATAAGTTAGTGTCCCTTTGGAAGCAGAATTTACACACTAGAGAGATTGCTACAAGGATGTGCTTGCCCGGTGACGTTGTCAGTGGCTACGTCTACCGACACGGAAAGAAACTAGGCATTAGCCCTCGCACAAAGACATGGTACAAAGAGCATGGGTTTAGATTTGGTAGGCGCACAAACGCATCTAAAAGTTTCGATAAGGATTGGTCAGGTGCTGTGCCCTTTGGGCATTGGACAATAACAAAACAGTGGGGAAAGAAATCCAATGGATCGTAATCATAAGAAAACTAGCAAGAGTGGGATAGTTAATCTTTGGTCAGAAGAAGAAGTGAATGTACTGTCTGATATGTACAAGGCCAACATGTCGTACGATGACATAGGCCATGCGCTAGGTAAGTCATGGGGTGCTATCAAATCGCAGGTAGCTAAGCAAAGAAAGACTAGGCTTGCCGACTTTCCATTGCGAAGTAAGGACACCATTGTCCGTGTCGTTACACCACCGGAAGATAGTTTGTTTGACATGGCGTGGCATGGCACTGTACCCTTCGGTCACTGGTCAATAACAAAGGCGTGGGGCGGTAAGAAAACAGCATGAATAAGATGCCATACATAGAAAGACCCGACACAGGCAGGGGGTTCACAGGAAAGTGTGCCTATCTGTGGGCACTATTCCTGATGGAAGAGGCTGACATGTCGGATGATCACATGGGATATGCTAAGTGGCGTACTCTTGTGGATAGATTATCTTCAAGGCCGGGACATCCACAGCCTACTGTGCATTACAACGCTGACTTAGAAGATGCGATTAAGGAGTACCTCACATGAGTAAGCATTGGCGTGATGCAAACAATGAGCGCAATCAAGATTGGATTAATAATCGTGAGAAGCCATCAGAGATTGTAACTAAAATACCTACCAAGCAATACCGTGATGGGTGGGACAGAATCTTTGGAGACAAGAAGAATGGAAGCGGCACTGTTAAAACGCCTACTAAGTAAGGACTTCTATGCTGAGCACAAGGGAGGCAGATGCCCCCATAAAATATTCTCTCCTTCTGAGGGTAAGATCAAGACGCTCATAGATGAGGCAATGATTAAGTACGACAGGGATTTAACTGTTGAAGAAGTGTCCGCTTTGTTCTTTGGTACACAGCCACAGATGACAACTGCGAATGGGCAACCGTACGAAAAGATCTTCTCTCAGATGCGGAGTGTCCCTGACATAGGTAACGACATAGCATCTGATGTGGTCGCCTCTCTATTCAAGCGGTACTTAGGCAGAGAGATAGCTACGCTTGGCGTTGACTACATCAATGATGAGGCTAAGACGTTAGAATCATTACGTGCTTTACTAACCAAGTACAGTGACGACTTCATACCTGAAGTGAAGGTAGAGTGGGATGACATAGAGTTTGAAACTATACGAGAGGCTAACCGCCTGTCCACGAGATGGAAGTTTAACCTGCCTACCCTTGCGGATAAGTTGGAGGGTGTCAACGAAGGGCAACTAATATTCTGTGCAGCTCGCCCTAACACAGGCAAGACATCCTTTCATGCCAGTATGATTGCGGGCAAGGGAGGATTCGCGGAGCAAGGAGCTTCCTGCATCATCCTATGTAATGAAGAGAAGACAACTAAAGTTGCAGGGAGATACCTCGGTGCGTGTAGCGGCATGACAGAAAAGCAGATAGATAGGCAGCCCGATGTTGCGCTACATAAATATCTAAAGATGAAAAAGAATATAAGAATAAAGGATACAACTGGCTATGATATGAACTGGGTTGAGTCCGTATGCAAGACGTACAATCCTGACATACTAGTGCTGGACATGGGAGACAAGTTCGCAGACGTATCTAATAACATACCTCAACATGAAGCACTGAAGAGAACGGCAATCCATGCACGGATGATAGCGAAAGAGTATGGCTGTGCTTTGTTCTACATGTCTCAGTTATCTGCTGATGCACAAGGAATAGTTACACCTAATCAATCTATGTTAGAAGGAAGCAAGACGGGCAAGGCTGCCGAGGCAGACCTGATGATCTTGTTATCAAGTAACGTAGAGATGCCTGAGATGACAGAAGATCAGAGGCAGGAGAGACACATAACTATTGCGAAGAACAAGTTAAACGGTTGGCATGGTACACTTCATGTCCGATTAGATCACGAGACGGCTAGGTACTCAGTATGATTCCACTTATAGTTTCCGATTCCCATTTGATTAAGGCCAGAGATCAGGCCGTCGAGATGGGCAGGCTTAATAATAGTATTACTAGGGGGCAAGGTAATGTCGCTGGTTTTGCGGGCGAGATAATCACAGCAGATTATCTGGGGGCTACTCAACAGAATACATATGAGTATGATTTAGTAACGTTTAACGGGCAGACGATAGATGTTAAAACAAAACGCACATCTGTTGAGCCAAGGCCGCATTACGAATGCAGTGTGGCGGCACTGAATGCTAAGCAACAATGTGATTACTATGCTTTTGTCCGTGTCAAGAACGATTATAGTATAGGTTGGTTACTTGGAGTCATTACTCCACAAGCATACTATGCCAACGCAGTGTTTATGAAGAAGGGTGAAGTTGACCCAGACAATAATTATGTAGTTAAATCAGACTGTTACAACCTATCTATAGAAGAATTATGGAAGATATCAGAACATGAAAATTGTATTAGACGTTGAGAACACAGTAACGAAAAGGGATGGTAAGCTACATCTAGATCCCTACGAACCAGAGAATAGTCTGGTCATGGTAGGTATACAAGTACAAGGGCAGGAGCCTCAGCACTTCACGTTCGATCATGTGGAGTATGATTGTGTCTACGACTATAGAAAGAAAGATTGCCTTGAGATACAATCTATTCTAGATAAGACAACGTTGTTGATAGCACACAATGCTCAGCACGATTTGCTCTGGCTATGGGAGACAGGATTTAAATATGAGGGAGCTATCTATGACACGATGTTATGCGAGTACATATTGCAGAGGGGGCAGAAGGAACCCGTTTCTCTTGAAGCCTGTGCGGAAAGGCGCAACCTTGAGTTTAAAAAGCAAGACACTCTCAAGCAGTATCTAAAGAATGGCGTAGCCGTTGATAAAATACCGTATGAAGAGCTTAAAGAATACCTTTACGGAGATCTTAGAACGACTTGGTCTCTCTACTATGATCAGTCTGCTGATCTGTGTGATGACAGTAATCACATACTTCATACTGTTATTACATTGACAATGGAAACATGTGCACTCTTGTCTCGTACGTACAAGAATGGATTCACAGTGGACATGGTCGAGTTGGAAAGGGTAAGAGATGAATTTGAAAAAGAAAAACAGACGCTTAGTTATCAGTTAGATAAGCATGTTCAGTCTTTGATGGGGGATACACCTATCAATTTGAATTCACCAGAACAATTATCGTGGGTGGTGTACTCAAGAAAGCCTAAAGATAAAACAGTATGGGCTAACCAACCTAATCCTTACATGGGAAAGGATGCCTTCAAGCGTTTTGTAAAGGAGTCCTCTGACTTCGTACAGAAAACTAAGGCACAGAAGTGTATGGAGTGCAGAGGTAACGGAACAATATACAAGAAGAAAAAAGATGGTTCTGACTTTAAGAAACCCACCAAATGTAGCACTTGTATTGGACGTGGGTACATACTAATTGCTCTGCCTGAGTTGGCGGGGCTGAAGTTTTCCGCACCTAGTGCTAAGTGGCATAGCGCAAATGGATTTAGCACAAGCAAAGACAAGCTGGAGTATCTATCTAATGTTGCAATTGGTAAAGGCATGGAGGAAGCAGCGACCTTCCTATCGAACCTTGTGCGATTATCTGCGCTGGACACGTACCTCAATAGTTTCGTGGACGGTATACGTATATTCACTAAGCGTGATAATAGACTTCATGTCCGTCTTACTCAGCACATGACATCTACTGGCAGGTTCAGTGGGCGTGATCCTAACATGCAGAACATGCCACGAGGAGGTACGTTCCCTGTGAAGCGTGTGTTCATCTCACGTTGGGCAGGTGGAAAGATTATGGAGGCAGACTTTGCTCAACTAGAATTTAGGGTAGCTGCTTTTCTATCTCAGGATGAGACGGCAATGAAAGAAATAGAGGATGGGTTTGATGTCCACGCCTACACAGCACAAGTCATTTCGGAAGCGGGTCAGAAGATTAGCAGGCAGGAGGCAAAAGCCCACAGCTTTGCCCCCTTGTACGGAGCCACAGGATATGGACGAACACCTGCCGAAGCAAAGTACTACGCGCACTTCATCGAAAAGTATAAAGGAATAGCTAACTGGCACAGTAAGTTGGCTATAGAAGTTTTAACGCATAAGAAAATTACTACGCCTAGTGGTAGACAGTTTGCATTTCCTCACGCACAAAGGAAACGCAATGGACAGGTGACTTACTTTACTGCAATAAAGAACTACCCAGTGCAGTCATTTGCAACAGCAGATATTGTACCTACCGTTCTGTTACAGATTGAAAGTCGCATGGATAAGTTGAACTCACTGGTTGTGAATAGCGTTCACGATTCAGTTGTGATTGACATACATCCAGATGAAGAGAAGGAAGTAATACAAGTAATTGATTCTGTTAATAGAGATTTAAAGAGTATAATAGATGACAGGTTTAATATTAATTTTAACGTACCGCTTTTGTTAGAAGCTAAAGTTGGGTACAATTGGTTAGATCAACAGGAGATATGATATGACAAATGAAGTAGCAACACTAAGCACAGGCAACTATGCTCAAATGGCAAAGGCAATGGGCATGTCCCTTGATACAAAGAGCGGGTCGTCTAAGTCATCATCGCTGCCTAGATTACGTATCTGGAATCAGCCCGTGATGGGATCGGTTGAAGTCAAAGGCAAGATGAAGAACATGGAGGTTGTACCTGCTGGTATGTACCGTCTTCAAATGCCAGATGATAGTTGTGTGTACGCAGAGACAGCAGAGATTCGTGTATTCGTACAGCGTTTTATGTACAAGCGGTACGACTCCGTTAACAAAACGTATGTCAAGACAACAATGTCAGATGAACTCAATGGAGATTTAAAGGATAACAAGGGTGGCTTTAATTGTGGCAAGCCCGCAGGTTACATCAAAGACTTTCAATCTCTGCCGGATGACACAAAGACTTTACTGAAGCAGATCAAACGTGTCCGCGTTTTGTTGGGCGAGGTGCGCCTAGTCAATCCGGTAGATGCAGAGGGCAATGATACAGTGGCAGATGTTCAACCTTTTATTTGGGAGATTGACAATAGAGATGCATTCAAGACTATGGGTATCCCCTTTACTCAGCTAGCAAAAGAAAGAAAGCTACCTGTACAACACCACATAGTGTGTGGGTCGGAAGAGAATAAGCTACCTACTGGTGCGTCCTTCTATCTTCCTTCAGCCAAACTTAACTTGGCGGATAGCATTGAGCTAGCAGATGATGACGAGAAGAAGTTCACGGACTACATAGAATGGATCGGCAATTACAATGAATACATTGTCAAGACATGGAATGAGATTACACAAAGTAATAGAGAGTCGCTTCCTGAAAGTGTCGTATCTGAAATGATAGACGTAGATGAAGACGAGAACGCATAATGCAACTCAATCATCCTGATGAATTAAAGATACACAAGTATCTTGAGGATGTTCGTAAAGGCAAGGCTGGTATGTCAGATGAGACAATCCAGCGTGTCATTACGGATATAAAAGAGTCATTG